TCGGCCTATCCGTCCCCGATGCAGTCCAAAGTTCACCAAGACAGTCCGTTCACCGCCAGACCAATGCAGGATTAACCCGATGGCTGCCAAGCGATCCAAAGCTTTACGAGGGGCAACTGAACCTAGGCTTCACAGTCCCTACCTCAAAGGCAAATCTAAAGTCGATGATGTAATTGAACTTGCCAAGCTAATAGAACTGCCTTTATTGCCTTGGCAGGAGTTCGTTCTGCGAGATATGTTGAGAGTTGACGCTAAAGGCAACTGGATACGCAAGACCAACCTGATCTTGGTTGCCCGGCAAAATGGCAAGACTCATTTAACCAGAATGCTGATCTTGGCTCACCTTCTTAAGTGGGATAGCAAGAATGTGATCATTGCGTCCTCTAATCGATCGATGGCACTCGATACTTTTCGTCAAGTGGCTCATGTCTTTGAGAATAACGAGAACCTTATGGCAACCGTTAAGCAGATCCGATACGCCAACGGCACAGAGTCAATCGAGATGAAAGACGGCCGCAGACTCGATGTTGTAGCTGCGACTAGAGATGGCGCTCGAGGTAGATCCGCAGATGCGCTATTCCTCGATGAGATCCGAGAATGGTCAGAAGATGGCTATCGAGCAGCAATGCCGGTAACTAGAGCGCGGCCTAATGCGCACACATTCCTGACTTCTAACGCTGGCGATGCGTTTAGTGCGGTACTTAATCAGCTACGAGAACGAGCCTTAGATAACCCGCCTAAGTCTTTCGGCTTTTACGAATACTCAGCGCCACAGTATTGCAAGATTGATGATCCTAAGGCTTGGGCGCTTGCCAATCCCGCACTTGGCTATCTTGTTACAAAAGAAACGCTCGAGGAGAGCGTGGCAACTTCTCCGATAGAAAATACGAGAACGGAATTACTTTGTCAATGGATCGACAGTTTGTCCAGCCCATGGCCGCATGGGGTTCTTGAAGAAACTAGCGATAGCGAATTGCAGATCCCGCCCGGCGGATACACAGTGTTTGGCTTTGATGTATCGCCATCTAGACGCAATGCTTCGCTAGTTGCCGGTCAATTACTCCCCGATGGACGAATAGGCGTTGGCATATTGCAGACTTGGGAAAGTGCAATCTCAGTCGATGATCTAAGAATTGCGGCAGATATTAAAGCTCATGCCGATCTTTATCGGCCGCGTCAAATCTGCTACGACAAATACGCAACCCAGACGATCGCAGACAAGTTATCAAATGCTGGCTGCATGGTGCAAGACATCTCAGGCCAGCAGTTCTATCAGGCTTGCGGTGATCTCTTAAACGGCCTTATAACTCACAAAGTAGTTCACAATGGCCAAGCCAACCTAATTCAACAGATGAATAACTGCGCAGCGAAGGTTAACGATGCTGCTTGGCGTATCGTAAAGCGTAAATCTGCTGGTGATATATCTGCGCCAATCTCTTTGGCAATGGTTGTATCAATGTTAATGAAACCACAACAGGTTGCGGCTATCTACACAGAATAATCTACATGTAGTGTATAATTGCGGTCTATGGGTATATTCGATCGCAAGCCAAAAGTAATCGAAGCGCAATACGCGCCACAGGTCATGGGCGAGAATATGCCCAGCCTTTACAATGCAATTGTTGCTCGAGTTTCACGCCACGATGCCATGACCGTTCCATCGGTCGCTCGCGCTCGTAACTTAATTTGCGGAACTGTCGCATCGATCCCGTTGGAGTATTACAAGACATCAACTGGCGGAGTTATTGCTCCGCCGCGTTGGATCAAGCAACTATCAAAAAACCAGCCGTCATTTATTACTCTTAGCTGGATCGTTGACTCACTTCTGTTTTACGGAGTTAGTTATCTTCTCGTGACCGAGCGTTATGCCGAGGACGGTCGCCCGGCGTCATTTGAATGGGTATCTAATTCCCGAGTTACATTTACGACCGATCTCGAAGGCATAATGGTCACGCAGTATTACATCGACATGACACCTGTTGCCATGAACGACATTGTGACTATTCAAGGCTTTGATGAAGGTGTGTTAGATCGTTCAGGTCGCACAATTCAAGCTGCGATTGATGTAGATCGTGCGGCAGCACTTAATTCAGCCAATCCTCAACCTGCTGGTTTCCTAAAGAACTCAGGCGCAGACTTGCCGCCTAGCGAAGTTCAAGGCTTAATCTCAGCATGGAAGCGCGCTCGTCAGAATAACTCAACTGCTTATTTGACTTCTACTCTTGATTATTCTCCAGTTTCATTTAGCCCTAAAGACATGATGTATAACGAGGCCGTTCAGAACCTCAGCACTCAAATCGCTCGCGCAATGAATGTCCCGGCTTATTATCTTTCAGCCGATCAGAACACAACAATGACTTATGCCAACGTCCAAGATGAACGCAAACAATTTTATGCGCTATCCATCGAGCCCTACGTTCAGGCTATTCAGGCTCGTCTGTCAATGGACGATATTTCAACTGCTGGCCATGAAGTCAAGTTCTGCGTTGGCGACACATTCCTAAAGCAAGATCCGCTAGTCGAGATCCAAGTTCTTGAAAAGTTACTCAGCCTTGGACTTATTACAACTGAACAAGCAATGGCAATGACAGATTTAACTCCTAACGGAAGCGAAGGTCTATAATGGATCAACTAATTATCGAAGCATCATCAATCGAATGCAGCGAAGATCGCCGCGAAATCTCAGGCAAAATTGTGCCTATGGGAACTGGCGAAATCGGCAACACCAATATGGGCGGCGTTGTATTTGAAGCCGGGTCAATCGAGATCGCAGATCCTTCAAAGATCCGCTTGCTATCTCAGCACGACATGAAGAAGCCAGTTGGCCGCATGATCTCAGCAGAGACTCGCGCAGACGGGATTTATGCAACCTTTAAGTTAAGCCGCTCAACTGGCGGCAATGACGCGTTGGTCATGGCTAGCGAAGGTCTGGTTACAGGACTTTCAATCGGCGCTGAGATCATCGCATCAAAGCCATCACGCGATGGCTACACAGTCGTTTCGGCAGCCAAGTTAAAAGAAGTTTCTCTCGTAACTGAGCCAGCATTTAAATCTGCTCAGGTATTAGAGATCGCAGCAGAGGAAGTCGATCTTCCAGCTGAACCAATCACACCAACAGAAAGCGAGGCGGTCGTGGAAAATACTCCAGACACCGTAGCAGCACCAGAAGTTGAGGCAACGGCTGTTGAAGCCGCTCGCCCAACTGTTGTAGCAAATCTCCAAGTTAAAGAGCGCGTAGCACCTTTAACATCTTCACAATACCTAGATGCAAGCATCAAGGCAGCAATGGGAGACGACTCAGCTCGTCGTACTGTTCTTGCAGCAGATGACTCAACATCAACAAACACCGGCTTGACACTTCCTTCACACCTCAACACATTCCTCACAGATACTTTCTCAGGACGCCCAGCGTTCAATGCAGTAACTCGCGGATCACTTGCAGGCATCGATGGAATGTCATTCACAATTCCACGCCTTTACACAAACGCTTCTTCAGCTAACACTGCACCAACAATTGCAGCAGTTAACGAAGGCGCATCAACTTCAGAGACAGGCATGACTTCTGCTTACGACACAATTTCAGTACAGAAGTACTCAGGTCTAAACGAAGTTTCATTCGAACTCATCGATCGCTCATCTCCAGCATTCATGGAACTGCTAATGGCAGAACTTCGCAAGGCTTACGAGAAGGCAACAGATACAGCATTGCTTTCAGCATTTGCTACATCTGGAACTCAGGCAGCAACAACAGCCGCAACAGCAGCTGGCTTGCAGTCATTCATCGCAACTGAGTCAGCAGCAGCATACAAGGGGACTGGCGGAGATTACGCTAGCCAGCTTGTAGCATCAACTGATCAATGGGCAGCAATGATGGGTTATGTAGACGGATCAAACCGCCCACTTTACGCAGCTTCGCAGCCACAGAACGCATCTGGTTCAGTCTCACAAGGCTCAACAGTTGGAAACGTTCTTGGCGCTAACCTGATCGTTGATCACAACATCACGACTTCTGGCATCATCGATGACTCAGCATTCCTAGTTGCACCGGGATCTGTGTACACATGGGAGTCACCAGCAACTAACCTTCGTGTTAACTTGCTCGGAACTGGCCAAATCCAGATCGCACTTTACGGCTACCTAGCAATTTATGTAGGCAAGTCCGGCAAGGGCGTTCGTCGTTACAACCTTACATAATAAGTAACTAAGTCGCTGGCTGGGTAGTGCCCTTCTACCCAGCCAGTCTTTAGAAAGGATAACAATGAGTACAACTACAGTTGCAGAACTTAAGCTTGCACTTGGCGTTGGCAGTCTTTATTCAGATGCCACGATCCAAGAAGTTTGCGATGCCGCTGATGATGCCTTGTTGCCTTTTCTATGGACAAACGACAATTTCAATGTGGGTCATAGCAACACGACCACAGAAGGAACACTATATTTTGACGAGTCAGTTATTGGAACTTACTACGTTGGCCAGTCAGTAACCGTTACTAAGAATGGCTCACCTTTCAACGGCACAAAAACGATTACAGGCGTTGGCGATTACTCAATAACTTATGCCGTAACTGGCAGCCCTACAGCTAGTGAATACCACCCGGTAGTTCCCTTTGGCATTGTTTCCGGCGTAACTCAAAATACTTATGCCACAATCTCAGCCGTCAGAGAAGCAAGCCTTATGATTTGCGTGGCCATTTGGCAAGCGCGTCAAGCTCCTAGCGGTCAAGGTATGACTGTTGACGGATACGCGCCTAGCCCATTTACTATGTCTAACACTTTAATTGCTCGCGTTCGCGGTTTAATTGCGCCTTACCTAGATCCGCGCTCGATGGTTGGCTAACCATGACCGCACCAATTACAACACTACGCGCCACTATTGCAGCAGCTTTAGTCGATAACACTCTTTATTCCACCTTTGCCTTTCCGCCAGCAACGCCAATAGTTAACAGCGTAGTTATTAGCCCGGCAGATCCTTATCTAACGCCTAGCAATAACAAGTACAACACCATCTCGCCCATGGCTAATTTTAATCTTAATATCTTTGTCCCTTTGCTTGATAACGAGGGAAACCTAAATGGAATTGAGGAGATGGTTGTTGCCGTGTTTGGCAAGTTAGCCGCTTCCTCTATCGTCTATAATGTGGGAGACATAAGCGCACCTAGCGTTATGTCTGGCGCAACAGGCGATCTTCTGACTTGCTCAATGCAAGTCTCAGTTCTAACGAGTTGGAGTTAATCATGTCCGAGTGGGAAAAAGAGCAAGAAGCCTTCCTGATTAAGATCGGGCAGGTTGCACCAGCAGCACCAAAACCATCTACTAAGAAAGACGAGGAATAACCTAAATGGCAGTATTTCTAAGCAACTTGGTCGGCGTAAAGGTTAACTCCGTTGATCTTTCAGACCATGTAACAGCAGTAACACTTAACCGATCATTCGATGAACTAGAAGTAACAGCAATGGGCGATAGCGGACATAAGTTCGTTAAAGGCTTGGAAGCATCTTCAGTTACTATTGACTTCCTAAACGACACAGCATCAGCATCAGTCCTAGCGACTTTGCAAGCTGCGTGGGGTACTTCAGTAACAGTCGTATTGTTGCAGAGCAAGGGAACAGCAGTTTCAGCTACTAATCCTCTCTACACAATGACTTGCTTGATCAACGGCACAACCGACATTAACGGTGCAGTTGGCGATCTCAGCACACAGTCACTCACATTCAACGTGAATGGCACAGTTGCAGTAGCAACAACCGGCACATTCTAAATAACTAACTAAGGGGCAAAGCATGGCAAAGCTAAAGGTAACAAGGGCAGACGGAAGCGTTAACGAGTACCAGATCACTCCGGCGATCGAGTACGCCTTCGAGCAATATGCAAAGAAGGGCTTTCACAAAGCCTTTAGAGATGACGAAAAGCAGACCGATGTATATTGGCTCTGCTGGGAAGCAATCCGTCGTTCGGGTGAGACAGTCAAACCCTTCGGTGAGTCGTTCCTTGAGACATTGACGCGAGTCGAGGTCTTAGACGATGACCCTTTGGAGTAACGCGGGAGTCCTTCACCTATCTCGTTGCTCGATTGAGCATTGAGACAGGACTCTCGCCACAAACTTTAATTGAACTAGATCACACAATGTTCAGGACTTTACTTCAAGCCCTGAAAGACAGAGCAAAGGAGCAGAGCGATGCCAGTAGAACTCAAAGGCGGCGTTCAACTTCGTAAAGCACTAAAAAAGTTTGAGCCTGATCTAGCAAAGATGACTACTAAAGAAATGTCTGCTGCGTTAAAGCCAATTACTAATAAGGCTCGCGGCTTCATGCCAGCGACAGGTTCGATGTTATCTGGTTGGACTTCAGCAACTTCATCAGCTGAAACAACCAACTATCGTCACTTTCCTAAATACGATCAAGCAGAAGCCAAGCGCGGAGTTAAATACTCAACAACACCCTCTAAGCCAAATCGACGAGGCTTTGTGTCATTGGCTCGTATTATTAACAGTTCTGCAGCTGGAGCAATCTATGAAACGGCAGGGCGTAAAAATCCTAGTGGTCAGCCTTCACAAGCTTCCACAAAGGGCATTTACAGCGATTACATCGATACATCTAACAAAGTTAACAAATCTCTTAACCCTAACGCTGGCAAGCAATTTATTGGCCGCGCTAATTCTCTTGGGGCTTTGGTTAATGCTCGTCCTCGTCAACAAGGACAGAGAGGTCATGTCTCTCGCAAGATGACTGGCCGCGTAATTTTTAGAGCCTTCGCAGAAGATCAGGGCAGAGTTACAGCTGCAGTAGTTAAAGCAATTGGCAATTCTGCTATTGAGTTCAAGGCTAAGACAGAAGGTAAATAATGGCTGATCTAAAAATTGATATTGCTACCGCTTTTACTGGCGCTAAAGAGTTTAAGAAAGCCGACTCAGCAACTTCTGGCCTTGAAAAAAGTGTATCTAAATTAGGAAAGACTTTACTTGCTACCTTTGGAACTGCCAAGCTTTTGCAGTTTGCTAAGGATAGCGCTAAAGCCTTTATCGAAGACGAGGCCGCCGCTTCTAAACTTGCCAATTCAGTAAAGAACCTAGGGCTTGCTTACGCTAACGATGATATTCGCAAGTACATTGATAACTTAACCCTTGCTACTGGCGTTGCAGACAAAGAACTTCGTCCGGCACTACAGGCGTTATTGCAGGTAACTGGATCAGTTACTAAGTCTCAAGCAATGCTATCCGATGCAATAAATATATCTCGCGGATCTGGTGTTGATCTAGCGACAGTTGCTAACGACCTTTCCCAAGCTTATGTAGGAAACTTAAAGGGACTCCGTAAATATAATCTCGGCTTAACTAAAGCAGAACTAGCTGCCTCATCATTCGCCGATATCCAGAAGCGAATGAACGATCTGTTCTCAGGGGCTTCAACTGCTTATCTAGAAACCTATGCTGGAAAAATGCAGATCCTTAGCAATACTGCTAATGAAGCGCAAGAAGTTATTGGCAAAAGCCTTGTTGATGCAATAGCTTCTTTGAGCGGCGATCTAAGCGTTCAAGGCATAGCAGATCAAATGATGAACCTTGCTAACAATACAGGCGATGCGATTACTGGCCTTAGTGTAGTTTTAAGTAAAATAAACACACTTGGCGGGTTAAAGACTTCTGGCGGTGGATTTGATTTATTAAAGACACTTCTGCTTGCCACTAACCCTGCTTACGATATGATAGCAAAAACAACAGGATTTTTGACTCAAACTGGCAAGTCAGCCAAAGCGGCCAAAGGCACTTTTAACTTTGCTTCAGGCGGCGGCCTTGGTACTGGTGGCACTACAAGTATTACCGATAAGCAAGCAGCGAAAGCAGAAGCAGCTGCCAAGAAGCGCCAAGCAGAACTTTTAGCCGCACAGAAGAAACAAACAAAGGCAACTAAAGAACAAATTGGCCTCAAGAAGGCTGGCACTTTATTCGACATTGAACAAATAGGAATTATTGCAGCGCTTCAAGCCAATGTATCGGCAGAGGATCGCAAGCGCTTAGAACTACAATTAGCAATCCTTACTGGCAATACTTCAGAAGCATCAAAACTTGCTGGAGAAATTAGCAAATCACAAGGCTTGAGTAAGGACTTAGCAGCTTACCTTGCTAACTTGCCAGATGCTAAGAACCCTTTTAGTGCTTGGAAGTCATATCTAGACATGCTTGAAGCGCAGGTTCGCTTGATTGCAAGCATTCAACCGGGTGGTATGACTCCTAACTATAACGGCGCAGCCATCGATGCAATTACTGCAACCTACAGCGCAGGTGGCGCTTCTGCTGGAGTCAGCAAAGGCGGCGATGTTTATATTAGCGTTGCAGGTTCTGTAGTCTCTGAAAGCGATCTAGTAGATATGGTTAATAACGGCCTGCTAAATCGATCACTATCAGGTTCTCCATCTGCCATCGGCAGACTTAAGGGATCGTTTGCAGGGTGAGCCTTCCAGCCCAGATTTCCGTCAGCTTCGACTTTAGTTCTGGAGCAACCTTCGGCTACCCGTTTACTATTGGCGATGTTAAATATGGGGTTCTAGGCACAGGCACTTTAGCCTCATCAAGCGTGCCAGAACCAATCATTGATTTAACCGACAATGTTTACCAGATTAGCATCAAGCGCGGTCGTAATATCATGCGCGATACCTACGAGGCTGGCACTTGTATAGTCAGAGTGCTAGATCCTTTATCGTATTTTAATCCGCAGAACACAGCATCGCCTTACTACGGATACTTAACTCCATTGCGCAAGCTGCGTGTGTCTGCAACAGTCAATGGTGTTGGTTACTTTTTATTTTCTGGATATACCAACAACTATAAATATACTTACCCAGTAAATCAGGACACAGGTTATGTGGATATTGAATGCACAGACGCTTTTCGTCTTATGCAATTAGCCAATGTTACGACTGTGGCAACAACTCCAAGTGGCCAAGATACAGGCACACGCATAGGCAAGATCCTTGACCAAGTTCAATGGCCTACTTCAATGCGTTCTATAGATACCGGCGATACAACTTGCGTCGCTGACCCAGCAACGGCTAGAACTTCCCTCGATGCCCTTAAGAACGCGGAGTTTTCTGAACAGGGAGCGTTCTATATTAACAGCGCCGGGACTGCTGTCTTTAAGTCTCGCACCAATGTTATTAAGGCTTATGGCGATACTCCTATTGCCTTTAATCAAACTAGCGGCATTCCCTACCGCAATCTTCAATACGCCTTTGACGATAAGTTAATTGTTAACTCAGCTGGTATGACCCGAGTTGGCGGCACTCAGCAGGTATCAGAAAACGCAACCTCAATCGCTAAGTATTTCCCTCATCAGAGCAATCAAAGCAACCTAGTCTGCGAGACAGATACAGATGCCCTTAATATCGCAAGAGTTTATGTATCAACTCGCCAAGAGACTACGATCCGCATCGACTCGATGGTTGTTGACTTGATCGATACAAGCGTCCCAACAGCCACCATGCTTAACCTTGATTACTTCTCAAACCTAGCAATAACTAACACTCAACCCGATGGATCGACCATTGCTAAGACCCTTCAATGCCAAGGTCTAGCTTGGGATATCACACCCAACAAGATGATGTGTACAGTCACGACGCTAGAACCAATAGTCGATGGCTTCATCATAGGATCATCTGTATCAGGTATAATCGGCACATCAACGATGGCATATTAGGAGAAATAAATGGCAACAGGATTTCCAGCGGTTACAGGCGATGTGCTATCGGCAGCCGCTTTCAACGGCCTTGTGGCATATAGCCTTAACGCTCAAACAGGTACTACCTACACGACAGTATTAGCAGACTCATATCAGATGTTGATTACTCAAAGCAATGCTTCAGCGAATGCGATCAAAATCCCGACTAACGCTTCCGTTGCTCACCCAGTTGGCACAGTTATTACCGTGCTAAACATTGGCGCTGGCCTTTGCACTATTTCAGCAGTCAGTTCAGGCACAACAACAATTTTATCTGCGGGATCATCTGCTGCTGCTCCTACAGTCGCTCAATATAAATCTTGCGCAATAATTAAAACTGGCACGGATCAATGGTATGTCGTGGGGTCAATAGGTTAATGATCTCCAATGTAATAAGTGGCATTCTTGCTCCATACGCTTCTCCAACAGTCATCGAAGTACTTGCTGTCGGCGGCGGCGGTGGTGGAGCAGCTTCTTGGAATAATGACTTTGCAGGCGGCGGCAACTCTGGATTAGTTAATTATCTCGCTTCATTTACTCCAACTATTAGCACCGCTTATGCAGTAGTAATTGGTTCAGGTGGAAGCGGTGGAGCAGATGCAATTAACAACACCGGTGGATCTGGAACTGCATCTACTTTTAATACAAGCACGTTATCGGCTTCAGGTGGTTCAGGCGGAGCGTATGGCGTAATTCTTAAAAATGGTGGAAGCGGAAATGGCTCTGCTTCAGGAAATACTAACGGCGCAAATGGTTCAAGCGCATATAGCACTTGGGGTTCTGTAACTACATCGGGTCAAAATGTTTCGGGAACTTATTGGTATGCAGGCGGTGGCGGAGCAGGTATGGGTTCAAGTCAAAGCGGTTCTGCTGGAACTGGCGGTAATGGCGGTGGCGGCGCAGGTGCAAAAGGAACTCCTTATTTTGGTACTGCTGGAACTGCAAACACAGGCGGTGGCGGTGGAGCATCAGGCGGTGGCGGAGCGAGTGGCGCTTTAGGCGGTACTGGAATTGTAATTATTCGTTATTTAACTGGCGCTATTACTGCAACAGGTGGAACTACTTCTACAGGCGGCGGTTACACTTATCACAAGTTCACAGCTAATGGTAACTTTACAAGGACTGCATAATGGCAAATTGGGCTGAAATAGAAGAAAACAATAAAGTTATTCGTGTTGTAGTCGGTGATGATAACGATGCGGACGAAGGATATAAATGGTTAATCGATAACCTTGGTGGAACTTGGATCAAAACAAGCAGAAGTGCAGCGATCCGCTATAACTATGCAGGGATTGGATACACCTACGATCCCATTGACGATGCTTTTATTTCACCTGCACCATGCGACCACACAGAATTAACGCTTAATGAATTAAAGCGATGGGAGTGTTCAGCCTGTGAAACCGCGTCTATGTAAGGCTGCAATCCAACTTCGTGAACAATTCGATGACTGCTTCAGCGATCGTGATCGCACCTCGGACGGCTGGATCGGTGATAGTCGGCACTCAGCTCGTAAGTCTGACCATAATCCAGATGAGCAAGGCTGGGTACGTGCCATCGATGTTGACCGCGATCTATCCGGCAAACCCAAGCCCGACATCATGCCCGATGTGGCAGATCAACTTCGTCAGTTGGCAAAGCTTGATAAACGCATCTCTTACATCATCTTCGCAGGTCAAATTGCCAGTGCTAAATCGCTGTGGCGTTGGAAGCCTTATGCGGGCATCAATAAGCACGATCATCATTGCCACATATCTTTTAATATCCCATTACTAGGAGCAAACAAATGAAAGAGATGATCTACGCAGGAATAGCACTTGCAGCAATCCCAGCAATAAGAGCTGCAATCAAGTCTTATCGCGCTAAGAAGGCGATCAAGGATATAATCGTTGACGCAGTAGAAGCAGCGGTAGATGAGATCGATCATAAGCAATGAGCGCTCAAGACTTCGCTGCTATTGCAGTAGCGATCGTGACGGTTCTGGCTGGTGCAGCTGCGATGCTGCAATTCCTAGTGAAGCACTATTTAGCGGAATTGAAGCCCAATAGCGGTACATCGATGAAAGACGCGGTAAATAGACTTGAGACACGCGTAGACAAAATCTACGAATTGCTATGCGATAAGTCACAATAAAGCCATGGCACGCAAAAGAGTTATAGACCTTGAGGATTACTCAATGCTTGAAACTTATTGCATTGGGTTAAACGAATACTGGAAAAGTCTAAAGAAGGCTGGCTTTGCTGACGATATAGCGTTAGCCCTACTTCTTGAGCCTTTGACTTACCCGGCAACAATCTTGCCAACACCTAACTGGCTTCCCAATCTTCCCGACTCAATCCCATATGACGATGACGAGGATTAAAAATGTACAGAACTGTAATCGTTTCAGATTTACAGATACCTTTTCACGATCAACAGGCCACTAAGAACCTAATCTCGTTCATAGCCAAATGGAAGCCTGACGAAGTAGTAACTATTGGCGATGAAATAGACTTTAACACGATCTCAAAATGGTCGGAAGGAACACCAGAAGCGTATGAACAAACTCTTGGAGCGGATCGCGACGAGGCTGTTCAGGTACTTTACGATCTCAAGGTAAATACGATGATCCGTTCTAATCACACGGATCGTTTATATACCCAGATCATGCGCAAGATCCCTTCTTTCCTGTCTTTGCCAGAACTTCGCTTTGAAAAGTTTATGAAGCTCGATGAACTGGGCATTACCTTTCACCGTACTCCCTACGCTATCGCGCCTAACTGGGTAGCAGTCCACGGTGACCATACGCCGATCAAATCTATAGGCGGCCAGTCAGCCCTTGAGGCGGCTCGTAGAATGGGCAAGAATGTGATCTCAGGTCACACTCACAGAGCAGGTCTAGCATCGTTCTCAGAGGCCGTAGGAGGCCGTTTAGGGCGTGTTCTGACTGGGGTTGAGGTTGGTAATCTAATGGACTTTAAAAAGGCTTCATACACTAAGGGAACGGCTAATTGGCAGCAAGCCTTTGCAATTATGTACCAGCAGGGCAACAAGGTAAGCGTAAGCATTATTCACATTGAGAAAGACGGCACATTCATCGTCGAAGGCAAAATCTATGGACGATCTAGATAACGATATTCGCCGGACAATCGATGATGCGGTTGACGAAGTAGAATTGTTACC